GCTCAATTGTTGGAAACAGTGTTTCGCTTCGACGATGTTACATGATGACCTCACCAGTTCTATTCAAAAGATACATGATGAGGCTAGGGACCTGCCCTTATGGTGTTCGGTAGATTACGAGGCAGCCACAGATCTATTAAGAAAGGATGCGTCACTGAAGGCCTTTTCAGGCTTGCGTGATTCTCCTTATTTCTATCTTGGCTATTCCTCTCTACTAAATGGTATTGCTCACTATCCCGACGGTTCTTCCGTTCGTATAGTTGAGGGTCAGTTAATGGGTCATCCATTGTCCTTTCCACTACTTTGTTTGATAAACTTAGCAGTTTACTGGACAGCGATTGACCGTTGGGTTGAAGATGTTTCTCCCTCTGAGAGGAGAGACACTATTCGTTTGGCAGAGATTATGCGTCGAAACGTATTAGTCAATGGCGATGATATGCTGTTTAAGTGTACCAGAGCCTTTCATGACAAATACTTTTTACCATGCTGTGTTGATGCCGGTTTTAAGATTAGTGTTGGAAAACACTATCTATCACCATATTTCTGTATGATGAATTCTCAAACTTTTATTGAACGCTCTTTTAAAGGCGCTCGAAGAATGGTTAAGAGAACTTATCTTTCACAGAAGGTGATAACTGGCATCTCCCTCAAAGGTGGTGAATCCGATTCTACTCCCCTTTTGGCCGCTCGCGACCTGAATAGGATGATTTTGAACTTACCTTGGTCCGCATGTTGCGTTCCTCAGTGTTTGTCCAGATTTGAGAATCGTTGTTTTGGCAAATATTTCCGTCCTTGTTGGTATCTTCCGAGCCACCTTGGTGGTTTCGGTTTAGATCCTTCATTTGCACCAGAGGATTGGGTTAAAAACCTCTCCCGTGTGCAGAGACGAATGGCTTCACAGTTTGTTTCAAGCCCTGAGTTACAGCTGTTTTCTCGTGAAGGATTTTCAGTTCCTCTCGCGAAATTTGCTGGTACGGTCTTGAACCCTAAACTGGTTATTGGAGAGTATGTTCCCCGTGATTTTGAAGAGTTATTTGATGATGACCCTTGGGTGGCGCGTATCGCTTATGCGTTTCGTGCTACCGGTCAGGTTCAAACAGGTAATTCCTGTTCGAACTATTGTCCTAAATTCGTTAAAACGGATTATAGACTTCATCCTATGTCTCTTCGTGGTATTTGTGATTATTGGAATGCCCGATGTTTCACTACTAAGAAATCACCTTGCCCTCCTCTCGCCCCGATCTTTCCTTATAAAGGTCGATCTGATCGAGTC